TACCAGAAGCTTTACGTTGGTCGTGTCGCCGCCAAGGTCTGCGGTGAGGTAGCGGTCATTTGCGGGGTTTGCGGTGAGGTTGAACATCTCGGTTCCTTTCGGTTTGGGTTTCTGTAAGACTTCCTTTGCCTTACATTTATATTGTAAGCCTTTGGGGATATCCGGCGCACCCGATACCTAACCTTTTTATAGTGATTTAAACCACGCCGGGGCGGGCGTGGGTGTACGCTCACCCGGTACAGGTACCAGCTCCTTGTGAGTAAGCCCATTGGCCGCCGCTACCTCACCCGGTAGCGAATCCACAGCCGCGTTATGCGCTTCCACAATCTCGTTAAATTTCGTGGCATCTTCACGGTCTGACACGTCCAGCTCGCGCGTGCGCTTCTCGAAAGACTGGCACCGGGCAATAGCGGTGTTTACGTTCTTACGAACGGTTTCCCACGCCTCGACAATATGGCCAGGCTGTAGCTGCTGAACCTGAACGCGGCGGTAGATTTCGCGAAAAACCATAGGCGCGAACTTAGGGTGAATATCCGCTAGAAGCATTTCCCATGCGTCAAATTCATCAATTTCACGCGCCGGTAGACGGCTATCAACTTTCGCCGCTTCCAGGTAGAAGCGGGCGCATTCGGCTTTGTTCACAGTGCCACCCCCTTAGATGTAGCCAGGCTCGATAGCCAGCGGAGCGGCGGGCGCGGGGTGCGTTACGCCGGTAAGCGCGGGCGCATTATTTACCACGGCGGCGGCTTGCACCGACTGAACCATACGCGCGGTCTTAGCCTGCCAGGGGGTGCGTTCTGCCGGGGCAATGTCGCCCGCCTCATTCATCCAGCCGCCCGCATTTAGCCACGAAGCCGGGTAGGGGATATACGTTTTACCCTTAGCGGCGGTAGCGGCGGCGAACCGGCGGGCACCTTCGATAATATCGCGCGGGTCTGCGCCGTTCTTCACTGCCTTCTCGAATGCGCGGCGCGCCTTCAACGGCTCCATTTTGCGCGGGTACGCGTGCTTGTAGAATTCGTCGAAATCTTCATCAAGCGCGGCGGTGGTGGTAGTGCTGCGCTTCTTGGTCTTCTTGACAGGGGAGGCGGGGATTAGCTCGGTCTGTACCGGCGCGGGCGCTGGGGTTTCTTCTACAGGGGTTACAAGCGCTTCCATGCGCTCGCTATCGTCAAGCTCTTCTACGGTGGTGGTGATATTGGAACCGGGGGTGTAGGGGTCGCCCGCCTCATAGGTGCTGCTCCAGCGGCGGCGGCGGTGTGCGGAGCGCATAGCCTCGATCTGGAGAGCGTAAATGTTGGAGGCGCCAACGCGGGCGGCGCGGGTAATGAAACCCAGGGCTTCAAGGTCTTTCAGGGCGGCGCGGATAGTGTTTTCACTGTGTCCGGTCATGTCTTGGAGTGTCTGAATGGATGGGTAGCACGCATTGGAAGCCTTGCCGGTGCAGAATGCCAGTGCCTTTAGCGTGGAGATAGTGGAAGCCTTGAGGTGTTCACCAGCCGGGGAGTGGGTAACATACCCGGCGGCGAGGATAGCGTTAATGCTCATTTTCTGAACTCCTTTTTAAGTTTTTGTGAAATAGTTCTTTCATGATAGCACCGGGGGGGGTAGCTCGCAATCTCACATGCCGCGCCCCGCGCGCGTCTTCAATTTAGAATACCTCTATTTAAATAACCTCAATTTAGAATACTTCTATTTAGGGTGTCTATTTTGGTAGGGGTAGGGGTACCAAACCGGAAACCCCTACCCCTACCAGACTAGACAGCCCTACCTCTACCAAATCAGAGAGTATTTATTTTGGGAGTGGTACCAAATCAAGGGGGGGGTAACCACCTATTTTTAGGCAAAAAAATTACCCGTCCAGCCGCTAGACTGAACGGGTAATCCTATTCCCAAAAACCAAAAGGAAGATTAAAACATCTTCGTTTCGATACTATCCACTATAGCATACCCGCCTAGATATGCCCACCTTTTCAAGAGTGGCAACAGTCACAGTGTCTAGTGTTGCATCTGCCCCATATCTAGGTTTATAGTACAAGTGTCGAAAGGAAAACCGGCCGATGCACTACAAAACCTTCATCCCCGGCGTACCCGCCCCACAAGGCTCTAAACGCACTTACGGCCGGCGCGTCGTTGAGGATAACCCACGAACTAAGCCGTGGCGCGAAACGATGCGTAAGCACCACCTCAAGACCAGCCAGGCGGTCGGAGCGCCCCTAATCGTCGGAGCATTCCAAGCCTCGCTACGATTCGTATTCACCGAACCGAAAAGCGGCGCGCTCTTCCAAGGCAACCTAGACCCGATACACGCGGTCAAGCCAGACATTGACAAGCTCACCCGCGCGGTCATGGACTCCTTGACCAGCGGCGGAATTATCGAAGATGACGCGCGATGCCACCGCCTCGAGGCCACCAAAGAATACGGCGAAAACCCCGGCGTTCACGTCCACCTCACCCAAATCTACAACGAAAGGAAACGCTAATCATGCCCCGTCTCCACCACGAAACCATCAACAACAAGCCCGTGACTTTCTACGTCGAAGATGACGGCGTAATCTGGATCCGTGCGTTTGCCCTGCTCCAAGCGGCGGGCATCAAGGCACCCGGTGCAGCCCTAAACTCGTACCTTGCGAACCACCCGGGCACCGGTGAAAAGTTCAATTACCATCCTAACGCCGTAGGGGACGCGGGCATCAAGATTACTAGCGCGGCCTGGCACTTCACCTATGCGGAGGCGCTGGAATTTCTCAAGGCATCACGCGCGCCCGGTCGCATCAAGGCACGTAAGGCGGTAGATAGCACCGTAAAGGCACTCACCGCCGCGTACCTGGCACCCGCCACGGTAAAGCCCGCTAAGACGGCTAAGGCAAAGCCTGCTAAGCCTGCGCCGGTCAAGTTGAACTCGAAAGGGAAACCTGCAATGACTAACGACCCGATCAACCCGACGCACTATGGCAAGATTCAGGGGTTAGCCCTCGAACCGCTCATCATGGAAGCGCCCTATTTCCTAGGCGCGGCCATAAAATACGTATGGCGATGCAAAAAGAAAGGCGGCACGGAAGACATTCGCAAAGCCCGCCGGTGCCTAGAGCTGCACTTAGAGGCCGCGCCCGCCGCTACGCCCGGCGCGCTCGAAGCCGCCGCCAGATTCATCCGCAAAACCCAGCACAACCCGCACGGCCTGCAAATAACCGTAATCGTGAAATTGCTTGATTTGGGATATCAGCTCAATAAGGGTTACAAGCTGCCCGGCCTGCTCGAAGACCTCGACACGCTCGAAAAGGCGCTAGGACGGGGGGCGCACTAATGCCGCTAGACCTCGAAGAACGCGGCTATGAGTACGGCGGCGACATAGCCGCCCGCTACCCGGGCTTCACCGCCTCGAAATGGGTAACCAGCTATGAGACGGAGCCCGGCGCGCGGTACCGTGTCATTGCCACGAAGTTTACCGGCGATATGGTAGAGATGCTGTGTCGCACCCGGTACCCCCGCTACATTGCGGCATACGACGGCTTCACGCCGCGCGTATTCGTAGTACAGGCTAACCGGAAAAACTTCACCTAGCACCGGGCAAAAAGAAACCCCCTAGCACCAACCACGAAGCTAGGGGGTTTCTTCTGTGCCAACACCCGACAGTGTGACCACTCCACCGATATTCTCTCAACATCCCATCACTGGAACAATTTAAGGAACACCGACATTATAGCACGCTTACAGGTCGCCGCGCTCGCTATCACCGGAAACCGGCGCGTCGCTCTGCTGCTTACCGTCGCCCGGCGCGGGCACATGCACGTAAGCCATAATCAACGACAGACCAGCCAGGATAGCGGGCACGATAACCGCCGCCTGCTCCTGAGTCACGATACCGTACACGATACCGACGGGGATAAGGGCGGTAACAAAGGCATAAATTGCCTTACGCTGAGTCTCATTCATAATCAGACCTCCAAAAATAGAACGAACGTTTTAGTTTACCTGTGCCAGGCACTTACCGACTTCCACACCGGCGGCCTTAGCCTCCTCCAGCTCCTTCATGAGCTTTTCCCAGGCGGCGCGCTTCTCGTCCACCTCAGCATGAGACAGCGGAGCCGGTGCATTATCAATGCCAGCTTCAATCTCATTCACGCGCTCGATCAGGTGGTCAAGCTGGTCATACCAGCGGCCCGGGCACGCGGTGTTGAAATAATCCTTGTGGCCGTGAATGTAGAAGCTCTTGCCGTAGAAAGTCTCGATATCCGCAATGACGTGTGCCAGGGTCTCGAAGTCCGCATCACTCATCTCAGGGCGGCACTCAATGCCAATAGAACGGGCGTTCGCATTCCAATCGCCCGCGTGCCACGCGATATCCTTCAGCTCGACCAGCTGCGCACACTTACCAGCTTCAACAACATAATGGGCACTAGTGCCGGGGCCATTCTGGAAGAAGCGGCACACGTCATCAAACTTCTGACCATCAACGCCCCAGTGATGAATGACGATAGTGTCAATATCGTCAATGGTACGGTTCGCCGCCGTGAAAGACGTGGCGTTCCAGTGGGTAATGTCCACGTAGTTACTCATGGTTATTCTCCTTCTTGTTCTGTGCAGAAAATAGAGCGTTCACTCGCTTATTGAGGTCATGAATCTCTTCCGTGCTCTGATTATGGCGCTCACGAAAATCGATATGTTCGCGCTTGGATTCCCGAAAATCGACGGTTAGCGACTCCAAAGAATCGCTAATCTGCTTGACAATCTTTAGCGCCTGCGTCGAATTATCGCGTGCCTCTTTCGAGTTCTTGATAGCCACGTCCAGATCATGGCGCAAATTTGTACCGTGGCTATTCTTGACCTCGGATTTCACCGCTTGGCTCTGATTTGCCAGCTCATCAAGTCGCGCCATAATCTCGGCGTCTTTCACCCGCCGCTCTGCTAATTCCTTTTTCTTCGTGGACTGCCAGCCACTAAATTTAATGGTTAGCGTGGTTACAGCTGCGCCAATGCCCAGCTGTAACATGTCCCAGAAGCTAGCCGCGATAGGGTCAAAAAAATTAGGCGGCAATGGTGTTTCTTTCTGTAGAATAAATATTCTTTTTAATGATACACCCACCCTAGACGGGGGCTAAGCCGGTTCGCCCGGTAGCTCGGCAGGCCAATCCTCAGACGTAATCCACGTGAGAATAGGGAACCGCAAATAGACGTTAGCTACATCCTGCTTCTGGCCGTTACGGAAGCCACGGAAAGACAGGCGGTTGCCGTCCGACGGATTCGACATAATCAGCATCCCCACCGGCTCGCCGTCATCAGTCATCACGGGCGCAATAACAGGGGTTAGCGCACGGAACCCAGGAAGAATGTTAATCGCGAGGCGGGCACGATAACCCAGATCACCGAACGGACTACCGTTAGATGCACGCGAGGCCGACGGCTTAATAGTAGCCGTATCCCAAGAACCGCCGCGAACCGTAACAGAAACAAGGTTATCGACACGGCGGAAAAACACGGAACCAGAAGCGAGATTAGGCGAATCAACACGCCGCCACCCGGTATCTCGAACGGTAGCGGTGCCCCCGCCGCCGCCCGCCGCGCTCGCCGCGCTCGCCACCTTCTGAATGTGCGCAAGAGCGGAGCCGGTAAACTCACCCGCCGCGTTCAGGGTCGGGATACGAAAATTAGACATGCTTTGCCTCCAATTCCTTAATCTTTGCCTCCAAAGCCGATAGGCGCTGCTCAAACGGCAACGTGCCACCAATCCAAGCCTTCACGCGGTTCTCCACCCACTGAGAGGGCGGCTTATCGTAGGGGTTTTCTTCCGGTTCGTCCTCGCTACCGCCGCCAACCTTGAATGTGCGGTCGGTAACGTAAAGATGCCCTATACCCAGGCTATCCGCCTTGGCGAACACGGCATCAATATTTTCAGGGGTCGCACCGTGAATAACATGCCAGAAACGCCACGACGGGAAGCCCTTGTAATGCTCAGGGTGAATCCACTGAGTGCCAGGGTCTAGATATTTCGCCGCGTTCGATTCATAGGACAGAACCACATCACACGCTGCCATCATAGAAGCCGGAGTATTAGAACCAGGATTGATAATAATCAAACAATCATTACCAAGCTCACGCTTTAGCCGATTATAAAGCCTTACGTAAGCTTCAATGATTTTATTCTGCAAATCCATTTCAATCCACGGGTTAGTTTCATCAAGAAAAATATTAACCGGAATATCAGGATAATCATTCTTAACCGCCCGTGCGGACTCGATAATAAAATCTTCCGTAAAAGGCATAATAGCCGACAAATCAACGTTTAGATTCGTCGCGATCTTATCCCTGTAAGAAACAGGCATACCCTCGAACATAGCGCCGTGTCGCGTCTTAATATAGAACGACACGCGCCGGGCACCAGCGCTAAGAGCCATAGAACCCTGCGTCGCAAAATCAACATCCGGGCGCTTAGAAAGCCAATCACCACTAGACCTATTCAGAATGACAATACCCAAAGTGTTGCCAAATTCAAGGAATTTAGCCCACTTAGAATTAGCGCCATTATAAAAGTCAGGCCAGGCATAAGTTACCGGGGAATAATAATGTTCGCCCGGTTTAAACCCGAAGTTCTTTTCTCGGGTTTCAAATCGTGCCGTCTGCCTAGCTACCTCAGCTTCAACGCCCGCCCTAGTGACCAGCTCATAGGTTGCCATTCATTGCACCACCCGCCGGTTCGGGCGTAACAATCTCCAAGATCGCGCCGTTCTCCTTGAGTGTGAACGTGGGTACCGGCTGTAGCGCACCTTCCAGCGCGGGGTTTACCCAGATAGTCGGTACGCCGTGCATGGTAGCGGGCGGGCGGGTAGTGCTGCGCACGATAGCCACGCCTAGAGCCTTAGCGACTGTCTCAGTGGTGACACCACCACCGGCGGCGGCGGTAATCATCTCCTGAATTTCAGCTTTCAGTGTGGACGGGGCGCGCCCGTCCTCCAGCAAGCCACGGATTTCAGCCTGTGCCATGATTTAGCCTTCCTTTCCAATCACCCAGGAACCATCATTACCGGCGGCGACAGATAGGCCGCGCGCTTCGTATCGACCATCACCGACAGCGACGATAGACGCGCCCGCCGGAACCTCAAGAGTCCACAAACCATCATTAGATGAGATAACGCGAACGCCGCCGCTCAGGTCTTCCACCATTTCGCCGGTAGCGCCTGCCCTAATCTCGAACTCGAACGCACGGGCTGGAATACCCGCGCCGGTCACCGGATCATACAGGCGCGGGGTTGCCGTGTACCGCGCCGGGTGCTTAGGGTCGGAAACAAGCAACTTCACGCCGGGGGTCTCGGAGGCGTAAGCCTTCTCGGAACCGTAGAGCTGCCCATCTTCACGCACCCAGCCGATAACCGGCGCGGGGCTGTGAATGATTCCGCTATCAGTCACCCAATCAGACGGCACAAATTCCACGGTACCTACGGGCGTGTGCCCATCCTGAAATGTCGCAAACTTAGCCACAACGCGGCCATAACTCAACGCCATTTATGCCCCCTTCACGGTTTCCTGATTGACTTCAGTAATCACGTTCTTACCCATACTACCCGCCTTTAGCGCGGTAGGCTGTGCAATAGCGGCATTACCACGGGCGATAATGTCATGTCCCCATGACTCGAAGAAATAGCCGTAGCGCGCGCCGGTCTTCTCGCCGTATTCGGACTGTGCAATGTTGCCAGTCATGACTAGCCCCCATGCCCAGTTTGCGACGAAAAAATCAGCTGCGCTATTGGGTGCCTTACCGGACGTATCCCACCATGAGCTCGACGCGGCGCGGCAACCGACAACCTGATTAGCGGTACCAACCAGGGCGAAACCGTGGCCGCCGTTCTCCTGCGCCGTACATCCTGTGAAAATATTGCGTCCACCGTGGACATAGAAGCCCGCGCCGTTCTTGATAGGGGCGTGCGGGTGCTCTGCATTGGTGCCCTTGGTATCCCAGATGGAACCCTTAGCACCCTCTACGCCGCTACTGCTACGGCGGTTGTACCAAGACTTGCACGCGGTAAACGTAGTATTAGTCGTATAGCACTCGATACCGGCGAATCCCTCGCCGCTAATGTTCGCGCCGGACACGTCCACCGCATCTAGGATATTGTCGCCCGCACCGGTCTCACGCTTACCGTCCACCTTCGCGCGCGGGTGCTCCAGCGGCTTACCCACGCACACACCAAATTCACGGGTACGACGAACACGCACGTTGCGCACCTGGCACGCTTGGTCATCAAGACCAAACAGAGCGACGCCATAGGCCATATCCCAGATAATGACGTTCTCGATGCGGTGCGCCCCGTCCGGTTCATGCGGATTCACCCCTAGCTCAGTGTGAAAAACAATGCCGCCCACGTTAGCGGGGATATTGCTAGTGTGCTCACGGAGCGGATACTCAGACTTGATAAACAGGTCGCTAACACCCATTAGAATATTTCCGGTGCCACGGCGCGGCTCGTCATAATTGCCCGCGTGAATAACGGCGGTCTTCACCGGAACCTGCACAGCGGTATCAACAAACAGAGTGGTGGACTCACGGCCCGCGCCCTGCAAATGCACGCTGCCCAGCAACTCAATAAACGGATAGCTCACCTTGTAGGTGCCAGCCGGTAGATGAACGGTGCCGCCGCCGCGCTCTGCCGCCTGCTGAATCGCGCGATTAATCGCCGCCGTAGAATCCACCGAACCGGTCGGATCTGCATTAAATTCAGTGACCGCGTTCAGGGACGCACTACGATTCTCCACCGGCGCGCCCGTACCGCGCGCCTGCGCCTGCGCCACATAATCCGCAAACGCGGAAGCGTCCAGCTTAGACGCGGCGGCGGTAGCGGCGGCCTCTGCTGCTACACGCTCGACATGCTTTAGCGCGTCGCCTTCCAGCTCGTTATTCTCGTCCAGCGTCACTAGGACAATATCGCCATATCGTGCCATATTACGCGATCACTCCTCGCTCTAGGTCTTGCTCGTTTACTCGGATAGCCCCGGCGGGCGGCGCGGCGGGCGGCGCTATCAAATCCGCTAGGGTAGAATCGCCCTTCACCGTGATTAGCACGTCCCGAATCTTTCCCGCCTGCCCGCTATCCGCATTATCAATCTTGAACCGTGCCGTGTACTGGCCGGGGGGTAGGTCAATCGAGAAGTACCCGGTAGAGTCTAACGGTGCCTCGAAGTCACCAACCAGAATGTTTACGCGGTCGCCCCGCGCGCCCAAAATAACATCTGCCAGCGGGGAAAAAATCACGCGCCCCCGGTACGGCTTACCGCCGGGCGTACTGAACCGCGCCGTAATCTTAGCCATACTCAATCACCAATCAATGATATTCGACTTGTCCGCAACCCAGCTAACCGCCGGGATATGCAGCTCACCGCCGCGTTCAAACGGAATAGGCGTACTGTTATTTGCTCGCACATGAATTTCACCCGTGCGGAACTGAATACGACAGATCAACGGGAAAACACCCGATGCCCTCGTGTTCCAGAACGCGGGGAAAATAGTTTCACGGTAAGTCTTGGTACGGAGCGGTTCAGGAATGAGCACACCCAGGTTAGACATTTCCCAGCCCACCGTGTAATCGAACGCTTCACGGCGCAAGATACCGGAGAACTGACAATAGAAGCCCTCGGTAATAGGGGTAGTAATAATGCCCGCGTTATTCGGTGAAACAGGTGCCAGAGACCAGCCGGGCATACCCAGAACCGGGGTCTGACGTGCGCCAATAACGCGCGCCCACACATCACCGGAACCACCAACAGCGGAACGGCGATAAAGCGAACGTTCGCTATTCACGTAGGCCATAGTTCCAAAAGGCTGCGTTTTCGCGTCCGGCAGACCGGCCACTTCCTGAACCGTGATCGTAGGGGCAATGCTCGGCTTCTTCATCTTCACCGTCGCCTGTGAAAGAAGTTCATTCGGGCGGCGCGTAATCTCAGCAAGCACCACATATTTACGTCCACCGGAATACGTGATAGGTGCCTTAAATAGCTCCAGCTTGACCGGCTCGGTCGCCTGTCGGAGCGGGTCTAGCACGATAGCCAAAATATAGGTGGTGGTGGTGGTGACCGGAGGGCACGGGAGCGTAACACGCCCGTAAACGCGGTGATAATATCCCCCCACCGTAGCATGAACAAAGCTCGTTTGGGAGGGCGGCTCGACCGACACCGTATTAGACGCATTATCGAGAGTCACGCGGTAATCACCGGTACCCTCGTCAATCGTGCCGTTGCCGAGCGCTGTAGTCACGCTAGACCACTGCTCACCTGTTAGTGGTTTGTTCACTACGGGGAACGACTCTTCAACATTGGTAATGCCGGTAATAACTCGTTCACCTGCCATATTTTCGCCCTCCTTCTAGACGGTTGCCAGCTGCGCAATTTCACGGCGCAACCGCTCGATACGTTCCTGTGAGAGCGTCAAATCAAGCGCTCCGGCGGTTAGCTCGACGGTACGCGTATTGTCACTCCACATAATTTTAGCCTCCACGACGCGAGAATCATAAGGCGTCACGTTCGGGGCAACATCAAACGTAATTGTGTCGCCTACGTCGAACGCTACACCGAACTTTCGCGTGTCACTCTCCTGTACGGTGACCTTCATGATGCGCTCTGAGATGCCCTTGTCCAGCTCCTCATTAGCGGTCTTCTCTAGCGCGCCCGCTTCGTCGGTATCGCGTCGGTCTTTAAAAATCTCGATGCGTCGCCGCCATGAATCGAGACGCTGCCTAGAGTCTAGCCGCCTGTCCACACCCTCGCCCTGTCCACCGACGATAACGGCGGTAACGCTAGGGGCGCGGTCGGTCATTTCCCACCCGATAACTTCACCGGACACCCAGGAAAGACGGACACGGCGGGATAGGTTACGGGTAGGGATCGTGTCGAATGTTAGCGCGCCCGGTGAAAACTGAACGTTCATTCGCAAACCGCCGCCGGTTGCCAGCGGTTCCACCACATCCAGCAAGTTTTTTAGGCGCGTGTCTACAGTGGCATCACCGCCGCGCCCCTGAGACGGCGCAACAGCAAAGCCGGGCACGCGGCGGGATTCCAGTGCCTCGACACCAAGATTTTTAGCGACAAGATCTTTAATCACCGTCTCGCGCGCCCCGCGCTCCTTCCAACGGGCGGCCTGCTGCTGAGTCTCCTCATGCGCCGGGTCTGGATACGTGAGACGGTCACCCAGGAACGCCAATTCAGATGTACACGTCACCTCAACCTCTAGGCTATTGTCCTTAGCGGTGCGAAAAAACTGTGTAATTACACCGGACACCTTAAAATCGCCGTCCTGCACCACCAAACCCCACCCCTCACGTAGACGGGTCGCCTGCTGCGCCGACTCTGCCGAAACATTCACAATGAATGTATCGGGGCGATTCCACCGGCGCATCATCTCCACCTTGGACGCGATGAGGAACCCGCGCGGGCGGTAATTCTCATCTCGCATCAAAACCTGAACGGACATTCGGTTTAGATTCCCTTCACGTAGCGGGGCTTATAAATCAACGCGATTTCTGAACGCTCATCCATACCGGAGCCGGTCACCTTGATAGTGTGCCTGCCAGTGCCTAGACGGAATAGCGTAGAATCCGTGGTTAGCCTATCCCAGAGATTACCCGAACGGTCATTCTGTGAATAGATATCAAACACGGTTGTATCAATCGTGATAGTCTCGCCCGGGGCAATGCTGCCCGTAATACTGAATGACTCGTTAGTTTCTACATTGGTTACTCGGACATCCGTTACCGCGCCGGTAATCTGCCAGATAGGGGCTGAATCCACGTCGCCGCTAATCATAATCTCACGGGAGCCATTCACCACGGACGGCGACAGAATCACGGGGAAAAACTTGTGAGTCTTCACCATTTCGCCGCCGCTAATAAACGGCTTGAAGTCGCCTCGCACATTCCAGCTGAGCATTTGGTCAGATTCCCAGAAATACGGATCGTGAGCAATTAGGGTTAGCCCCACCTTATAATGCCAGCCCCTAAAGTCTTCACCGAATTTACCGCCTAGACCGGATTTGTAGACGACGTTAATAAACCGGGGAGCCTGCCCCGGGCGGCGAACCTCCAGCACAGAAGATTCACCAACCCGGGGATTCATGGCCGCTACCAGTGCATCCCAATTAGCCATACATTCCGCCTGCGATTCACCCCAAATCATGAGCGGTATAAAAATTTCACGCTCTTTCAGGTGGACAGAACGGACGTGGGAGCCTGCCCCGTCGTTCCGCTGCACGGTACGCCAATCCGGTTCAGGAATGCCGAAGCCGTCCAGCCCCTCTAGCGCCGTAAACGCGGTAGTAGCGACAGATGAGAAGTTGAAAACCTCACCGTCCAGGCCGCCCGCGTGCAAATACAGCGTAGGGGCGGGCTTACGCAAATCAAGCACTCAGTAGCTCCTCTCGACGCTTGCGCTTCATAATCTCCTCTGCCACGTCCACGGCATCCAAGCCGTATACGTTACCGATAGTGATACCGGCGTTAGTGGTGCTCGACGCGGTGTTATTCGCAATAGAATACATGGTCTTCCACTGAGAATCAGTGAGCACATAATCAGGGGTAGCGCGGCGATGGTCAATCACCTGTACGCCCTTATTTATCTTACCGCCTCGGTCATAAAGAGAAGGAACGATCGCGTTTTTAAACGCCGTGCTTCCATTCACCAGACCGCCGCCGCTGTAGCCGTGACCATGACCGATAACACCCAACTGCCCACCGAAACCGTAGCGGGCGGTAGCGTAGCGCATACCGGCAACCAGGTTAGCCAGCGGGTCTAGGCGGTTATTAGGCAACGACGGGTCACGGAACGCGGCGAACGTCGCGCCGATGACCTGTACAAGGCCCATAGCCAAATCGCCGGTGATGGTGTTGATATCAACATAACCGCTCTGCGTTACGTTCGGGTCACCGTTAGATTCACTCTGAATCTGGCTCAACCACGCGTTAACATAGGCATCCGTAGCGGGTAGACCGGCGATGCCCAGCGCCTGCACGACAGTATCACGCCAACGCATCACGCCGCCGCCGGACGGGGCAACCGCGCGGGCGGTCGCCGCGTCCCTACCGTGCTCATCCTTACCCTTAAGCTTCTCGACCACCCAATTCTTAGCGCCGTCTAGGATAGCGTCGCCGCCGCCTCGCATCACGTCGCCCGCGTAACCAGGGAATAGGCCAGAGATGCCAGCAATAAGGTTCTTCGCCGGGGCGATAGCCACGTCCAGAACCTTACCCGCCGCCGTGCCTGCAAGCTCACGTACAGCATTTACACCAGCATTGACAACATTTACACCGGTGTTAATTGCGCCTGCAATGGCACCGCCGATGTCGAAGCCGGGCACGTGGCTATCACGCACACCGAACGGCGAGGCGTAGGATTCACCGACACGCGGCGCACCAGCACCAACCAGAGCCGCCGCCGGTAGCTCACCGGTGCGGTTCAGATGATCCAGCATGCCGGGGTTTTCGCGCTCGAAACGCTGCCGCGCCTCTTTCCTAATAACGAACTCGTCACGGTGGACAATACCCGCCGGTTCGTACTTGCCGCCGCGTCCGGTGTAACCACCGGTCGCCCAGCCAGACAAATTAATTTCGGGAATTTTGCCGATATTAAACGTGCCTGCAAGGTTATTAAAATTGCGGATAAAACCATCATTAACAACAGTCTGCAAAACCCATTTAACCGGCTTCTTCACGACATCAACAATGCCATTCCAGAAACGGCCGATGGAATCCACAGCATTACGGAAAGCATCAGGGATAGTACGGGTAACGAAATTAGTTAGCGCATCAAAAACGGGCTTAATACCGTGTTCCCACACGCCCCTAATAACGCTCTGAATACCATCCCAAACGGGGCGAACCACATTATCAAGCAACCAGCGGAACGCCGACGAAATAGCATCAATAGTCGCCTTAATCGCCGGGAAAATAACGCCGTTAAAGAAATCGGTAAACGACTTGATGACATTCTTAATCGCATCCCAGACCGGGCGCACAACATTATCATACAGCCACCGGAAAACAGAACCGATAGCGTCCGTAACCGACTTAATAAGCGGCTGCACAACGCCACTGTACCACTGCGCTACAGCATCAATAGCGGTTTTAATTCCATCCCAGACGGGGCGCACCACATTATCACGGAGCCAATTAAAGACGCTGCCAATAATGTTAGATGCAGTCTGGAATAGCGGCGCTACGGTGTTATTGAACCACTGAACAACGCCGTCGATAATGCCCTTAATACCGTTCCATACGGGAATAACGACATTATCACGGAGCCAATTAAAGATATTACCCAGAATATCAATAACCGTTTTCACTGCGGGTACAAGAGTGTTATTAAACCAGCCCAGGAAACCGGAAATAATATCCTTAATTCCGTTCCAGACCGGAATAATAATGTTTTCGTACAGCCACTTGAAAATAGGTGCTAGAACATTCTCAACGACAGCCTTTAGCCCGTCGAAAATGGTAAGAATGACCGCAATAACGACGGCAATAACGGTTTTAATTGCCGTCCAAACCGGCTGAACAACATTATTGTAAAGCCATTCGAAAACAGCGCCTACAGCCTTAACGCCGTCGTTGAACGCGGGCACAAATGAGTTCTTCCACCATTCAATAACGCCGTTAATAGCGTTTTTCACACCATCAAAAACCGGGGTTACGACATTATCACGGAACCATTCAAAAACAGCACCGACAATCTTCACACCCTCATTGAAAGCGGGAATAAATGACTTATTCCACCACTCAACAACGGCTTCGATTGCAATTTTAATACCCTCAAATGCGGGCTTCACCGCATTTTCATACAGCCAAACAAAAACGTCACCGATAACCTTTAGTGCATTATCAACAAAATCCTTAAACCAACCGATTTTGTTGTACGCCAAAATCAAGCCACCGACAATCAAGCCGATAACGACAAGAATAACGTTACTCTTGGAGAAAGCCGCCGATGCCTTGTTTAGCGCCTCCTGCGCAACCTTAACCAGCGTAATAGTCTTCTGATAAGTTGCCCAGGCGGTGAAAGCTGCCGTAATACCAGCGGCAAACGGAGCCCACAAGCCAACATTTTCGACAAGCCATTTACCGATATCACGGATAGCGCCGCCGATCTGGTTAAATACGCTTGCCGGTTCGCCGTAATCCTGAAAGCCGTAAATACCCTTGAAAAAGTCAATAAATGCCTTACCGACACTATCGAGTACCGGCATAACATGGTCACGGAATAGCGGAATAATGCCGTTCTGGAAAGCGTTTTTAATCGTTTCCCAGAGGTTACGCGCGACAAATGCCGCGCCCTCCATAAAACCAGGAAAACCAGCACTCGTAATGTCGCCATTAAACTCGTTCCAGGCTGCGCCAAATGCACGGAAACCGCCCGCTACCTCATCCAGCACCGGGCTAAGAGCCTTGCCGAAAACGTCCATAACCTTAACGACCACAGGGAGGATAGCGCCACCAATTTTAGTGCTCATATCCTCCAGGCGGGCGTTAGCCACCTGCATTTTATGTGCAAAGGTATCAGATTCTTTGGCAAAATTGCCCTGTGCGTCCTTAGCCTGCTCGAAAAGCAAAGCCTGCGTAATCAGCTGCTTCTGCTGAGTGGTGAACGCGCCACCGGTCTTAGTGATGCCCATCTCCAAGCCCTTAGCGGTCAAGGCGGCATCATTCAGGGAGATGCCATAGCGCTCGATAGGATCCATCTCACCACGAAGAGCGGAGCTGATAGCGTCGATAGCGTCCTTAGTCGTGCCGCCGTACAAGGACGCTAGATCAGCACCCAGACCAATAAGGCTGTTAGTCTTGTCGCCTAGCTCGTCAATCGACGTACCGCCGTTCTTCAAGCTTGCACCAAGCACACTAGCCAGCTCGTTATAGGCGTTCTCGGAGATGCCCACGGTATCGGACGCGGCAGCCGCGTACGCGTGCATCTTATCCGCGCTGTTCTTGAACACGGCATCAACCGCGCCTACGGACTGTTCCAGGTCGCCCGCCTTGAACAACGCGTCCTTACCGGCGTTGAAAATACCAACGCCCGCAAAGAGACCGCCGGCGGCGGCAATAGTACCCGTGAAAGCGCTCTTAAACTTGCCGCTGCTCTCACGCCCGGCGTGCTCAGCTTGCGCCGCTACGCCGCTAAACGCTTCCTGCATATTCTTGTCTACGGTGCCGCGTAGACCGCTAAAAGACTTAGAGAAAGCGTTACGGAAACCAGCGAAACGCCCGGTTACCTTCTCGGTCGCACCACCCAGCGCGCCGGTCGCCGCCTCTGCCTCTGCAAGGTTAGCCTTAGCCGCCTTCAGTGCCTGCGCGTGCGCGGTAGTCTGGCTAACCGCCGTGCGTGAAATAGAAGTGTACTTCTCGCGTGCCGAAACAAGGCGCTGTTCTGCGCCGTACATCCCGCTAGTTGCCGTCGAAACACTCGCACGCGCCGCGTGTACCGAAGCTTCAGCACGCGCGATAGCATCCGCACTACCGCCGTTAGCACGAAGCGCACTAAGGCGGCTTTCAGCTGCACCAAGGCGGGCGTTAGCCGCCTCAGTCTTAGACATAGCGGCGCTAACGCCCTCTTGTGCCTGCTTGATAGTGGACGCGGCGGCGGCGCGCTTTCGTGCCATAACGTCCGCACTCTGTGCTAGGGCACGGTCTGCGCTCTCGACCTTCGCGCGTAGACCTTCAACGTCAATATTTTTGGTCTGGCTAAATCCCTTAGCCATGCCGTCGCCAATTTCACGACCGGCACGGGTACCAATCTGCCCCGCGTTAGCCAGAGCCTTAGAAACCTGCTTAGAAAGGGTGGACGTTTCCACCGCCAAAGTAAGATAGCTAGTCGCTAGCTCGATAGCCGCCAAAACGTCCACCCTCCATAGATGAAATACGCTTCTTAATTCCCAGAATTAAAAAGCTCGTCGTATTCTTCGGGAGTCATTACGTCGCCCGTAATGATCTCTTCGTTATCGTTAGTGTCGCCGGGGCGCGGGCGGCGCGTCCATTTATCAACCTGTTTTTGGTCAAACGTGCGTTGCGCATTACCCATGCTCAAAAGGTCAAAAATATTCACAAGCTCACCATAATACGGCAACCCCCAAACCCAATTATCGGGATCCTGTGCAATATGCAGAGGGGAGCCGGGCGGCGCGGTTTTAATTGCCGCGTGAATATTAGACCAATTGTTTTTACCCGTGCGTTTCCCGTCCCAATTCAAACCAAGTTCAAGAAGCCGGGCGCGTACCTCGTCTTCATATTCTGAGAATGAGTTGAGACAGGCTATTACTTTCCCAGTTCGCCGCTATTCCATTCCCGAGAAAAGGTCTCGAACTCTTCGCTATCCAGCGACTTAATAGCGTCAATATCCTCAGCGCTAATACCGACTTCATCCAGCCAGGAATACAGCGCGCTAAAATCGCCGTTATTCAGGGCGAGGGCGTAGGTATGAGGCATCTGTCGCATTACAGGGAGCTTAAATTCACCCTCGAAAATGGAAGATTCAAAAGTAGAATAGGTGTACTTCTTTTCATACTTACGCACACGCTTCTTAGCCTTTGCTGCGTTACGTGCTGCACGGGTTGCGCTCGGGTTTGCCTTAGTAGCTGCCATGTTCGATTTTCTCCAATCTGTATTTTCTGATTTTCAAAAAATGGTATCCCGCGCCCGCCCCGAAAATCAGAACAAAAAAGGGCGGGCGGGGAAAAATAAAAGGCTATTAGCCGCCTACTACAGTAGCAACAGGGCTAGCGGGCGGGGTTTCGATAAACTCGTAGTAGCACACGCCGTCCTTGTCTGCCAGCGCCTCGATGCTCACCTCAAAGCCCGTAATCTCAGTGTGCGAAAGGTTCACATCACCGGAAACAGTGATCTGCCCCTTGGGAATTACAAAACGCTTACGTCCACCGCTGGAAGAATCCTTAGTCTCGACAACATAGACATTTTCCGGTGCAATATCGGAAGTGTGCTTAATTACAATAAAACCGGACTTCTGCTGAACCTGATTAGCGCCAAAAACGGTCTTCAAAACGTCCACATCGAGAGTGGAAAGAAGAGTACCGGATAGAGTGGCGGAATAGTCAGAACGGATAGTGCGAATGGTCACACCGCCCCATACGGTAATCTTATCGTCTGATGCGTCGCTCGAAAGCTTCAGACCTTCCTTATTGACATAACCCATCTCCTTAAAAGCAGCGTTCAGGGTAGAGGTCGGATCAGTAGGGGTAGCGGTGCCGATAGGCGCAAACTTAATGCCGCCGGTGATAGTTACCGGCTTAGCAACGTAGGTAGCATCAAGAGCCATAATTTAATCTCCAAACATTTAAACACTAAATGTTAGTGCTAATAGTATTCTCGGATTTTACCGCAATTGTCGCGGTAAAAGTATATGCGGGTACGCGGGGCGAATCCGACGGATTATATGCAGGCGAATCCACATTATGTGGATCAAAAATAACCGGCGCGTTAGTGAAAACCCAGAGACAAAAAAGCTCGTGAATTTTTTCCGCTAAATCGTATGCGCCGCCCGGTTCAGGGTGCCTAATATCAATGGTCACCCGCCCGTGCCGTAGGTTAAATTCCTGGCTATTGCCGCCGCCGTCCCGAATCAGCACAAGCGGGGTAGACCCATCCCACCCGGGCGGCTCCTCATCACGCGCGATAGTCGCACTAAGATTCAGACCCGAAAAATAGGCGTAGCACGCGGTCACCGGGGATTCAACCCGCCAGATTTTAGCGTCCTGCATCTATCGCCTTCATGAGTGAATTGTGTTTTCGGTTGTGTGCTGCCGCGCGCCCGGTCGCCATGACAGAGACAGCACCGCGCGGGTCTTCAAGCTCAAGAACCGTAACTTTGTAGCCCATTGCTTCACCACCGGCGGCGGCGGCAATGCGCCGCGCGCGCCGTTCCAGGTCACGGATAACGGCGGGATCTTTACGAAGAGCTTTCAGAGCCTTCTCATTGAAAACCAGCTTATCGCGCGTCATGCCTCTACCCGCCTAACCTTACATTCAGTGTGGAACAATGCCCCGGTGAAAATGTTCTTGATGGGAGGTGCCACACCGATAACCTCAAAGAATGAACCTTCTATTTCCACCCGGTCACGGGCACTAACCCGCGTACCCGGTTCAAGATAGAGCACATGCTCCAATACGTCCGGTGTGCCAGCCTTTCCCGCCGGTGACTCCTCGGAAACGTTCGGAGCGTCCATAAACGCGGTAATGTTTTCGCGTGTCTCGGTCACCGTCTGGAAGCCGCGCGCGTCCTTACCGGCGCGGCGGCGAATCAGCACCGCCGGGGTGCTGTACCGTGCAAGTGAAAGCATTGCTAGATCACCTGTTCCAGCTTGTACGGTGCGAGCGCGGCGCGTTCGGTCTGCAAGAGATAGCCGCCGGTGGACTCACCATCACGGGAGCCGTAGCTCACGTACTGCGTACCGGCGCGCTGTGAAACGACGTTGCCAGAGTCCATCTCCAAACGCTGCCTAATGCTCTTGATAACCGACTGCACCGCCGGGACGTAATCCCAGCCGTGACGTACGGTCACAACCACCGCGCCCGGCTTACGCGGGGTAACCACGCCCGGCGGCAACTGTACCCAACCATCCGTTGAAAACGAATAGCCGTTCACCTGCACGCCGTCCACAAAAACAGAATGGACGTTCTCGACATGGTTACTCGGCAAATGGAACCGGTTACCGCCCGTACCGTCCAGCCTAAACGTTTCCTCAAGCGAGGGGGAAACATGCCAGCCACAATAGCCGCGTACCATTTCCCCGGCGACTTCATCAAGATTCACCGGGACGTTGCGGTTAGTTAGCGACGGATAACGCAATGTTTCCCCCTCTCAAAAGGAATAATCGTTTTACTTAAGGGTGAGCTTACCGAATGCCTTAGGCTGCTTGACTGCCAGCAACAGGCGTTCCTCAGCGAGGACACGGAATCGGTTGTACAGGAAGTCATCATTAACATTATTCGAGACTTCCACACGTACGCCGCCCTTACGGTACACGGTCGCGCCCTTAGAGCTACCGATAAGAACGGTCTTAGCCGGTACAGCGCGGGACACGTAGATAGGCACACCGAAAGCGTTCAGCTCAGCGACATACTGGCCGTTGCCGTACGGAGCGTAAGCCGCGCCGCCAAAGTAGTACTGACCGTTAGCGTCCTTGGCCAGGCGAATACCGGCGATGTCCTCGGGATTGACGATAGCCGCGTCTACGGTTAGACCGGAAGCGTTCTCAATCTTGGACTTCATCTTGTAGATGGATTCGAGAACATCCTCAGCCTTAGCGGTCGCTACAGCCTCGGAGAAAATGCCCGGGGTGCTCAGAATACCGGTGAGGTCATTACCGGTACCGGTACCAGATACGATCTGTTCCTCTTCGGCCTTCTTAAGTTCGTCGAGAAGCTGCTCATTAATCAGGGACGACAGGAAACCGGCATCTTCGGCCATTTCGTCGGACTGGCACACCCAGCCCGCAATCTTGCGGAGCGGGAGGTTCTTAGTCTCGAACGCCGGGGCGGTTACACCGGCCTTCTTGCCGTTCTCACCGACAACACCGGGACGACCGCTAGAGCTAGTCCACTCGTTCGCGACAAAATAGGTAAGAGAGTTACCCGACAGGGTGCCGCTCGACAGCCACGAAGAAATAGAGAACGGGAGCATGTACGGCTTAACGACGTTCTTATCAACGTCGGTAAGCGCAACAGACAGGCCGTTGCCGGTAACCGCGTTAGCGGTGGTGGTCGGGTCGCCCGGTGCCTTAGAGCTGTAGAACTCGCCTCGGGTGTGCTGAACCTGCGCACCCAGAGCCGTCAGGGTACCGGACTTCATGAACGCGGCGGCCACCTGCTCACCCAGCGAACCAGTAGCGGCGGGGGTCTCAACCTCTGCTGCCTTCACGGACTCGCGTGCGGTGCCCATGCTCTTAAACATGGCGCGGGCTTCATCTGCCGCCTTAATAGTTGCTTCCAGCTCGGTTACTTCATCGCTAATTGCCTTGAGCTTGGTCACGTCGCCTTCACCGCGTTCTACGGCTTCCAGCTCTGCCGCGCCCTTGACTCGTGCCTCTTCCAGGCGCTCGTGAATAGTCTTAGTCTCGGACATATCCACTCCTTTACTTCTTGAAAATGTTCTTGAAATATTCGCGCTCTTCGTCTGAAAGCTTGCACGACTTGACCGGCGCGAGGGTCTGCTCATTGACCGTTTCCGGTTCCTCTGAGTCACCCGCCGGCTCCGGCTCCTCATCACTACTATCAGAGTTTGCGGAATTAATGACCTTACGAAGAATTTCTACGGCTTCTTCCAGCTGCTCGATAGCGCCGGGGGTAGAAATAGAAACCGAATCGTCGTTCTTCATTGCTGATTTTACCATGTCAATACTAGTTGCCGTGTTCGCGCCAATCTGCACTACGGACACTTCAAAAATATTCAGCTCGCGAAGCTCGTTCACACCGCCGAGCTTCGCGCCCTTCTCAGGGACAAAGTGGCTATCAACCACCTCATAGGCGAATGACATTTGATTCACCGCGCCCGCCTTCAACGCACGGTACGCCGCCGCCGCCTTCGGATTATCAAGGTCAAGGCTAACGCGAACCTTGAGACCGTGCCCATCCTCCACCGCGCTAATGGTCTTGCCTAGAATGAACTCAGGATCATCCATGCGGTGACTCCAATAGCACGGGATACCCGCGCCGTCGTTCGGGAACGACTTAGCCAGCGACTTAGTGAAAGCGCCGGGCATTACCTTGTCACCGTAGCTATCGACGTTGCCGAACACGGAGGCGTAACCTTCAAAAATGCCGCTGCCGTCCTCGGTCTCCTGAAAGCCTGCCGCGTCCTTAAACTGAATGGTCATTCGTTTTCTCCTTCAAACTCAGTAATCATGTCCACGAACGCCCCGCCCTGCATCTTAGCGAGCACGTCGGTAATGTCCTTAGCAAATTCTGCGTTACCGCCTAGGTCGTCTGCCAGTTCACGGGTGAGCCTATCCCACGGCATATCATCAATCCCGCGCGCGGTCTTGATACGGTCGCACCGCTCCAAGAACTTTAGAATGACCGTTCTGTTTTTGCCGCCGCCCTGAAAAGCTGTGCCGCCGTCTTGCGGTGAGGTCTGCCCACCAACTACCACATTTAGCGGGGTAATCAGCTCGTCAGCCCCCGGCATATCCAGCGGCGGCAAATTCATAAGCGCGCGTGACTCATTGCGAGTCATCCACGCGCCGCCGGTCGCCGTGGACATGATAGCGGCCTGCGTCTCAAAGTCGCCGCGTAGCATACCCTCAGTATTGAACTCTACGAAAAATTCCGTATTGTCAATTCCCAGCAAGGGAAGAACAAACGCATTGATTCGGTCTTCGATAAACCGGATTCGAGAGCCTAGAGTGTTCTTGAACAACATGCGGTTTCGCTCCTTTAGGGAGCCGTAGGATTCAGTCGAATCAGCACCAACCATACCAGGCGGAATTTGGTAGACCTGTGCCACGGTCTGCAACGACAAGCGGACACTATCCGCCCATTCCTCATCTGCTGACTTGAACGCATTAGATTTAATCTCAATACCATCTTCAAGAAGCGGCGTAGAGCCAGCACGCGCGCCCGTATCCGACGTAAAATCTTCCCACATGGAATAGAAGCGGCGGCGCGCCGTATTATCCCAATCCGGGGCGTTCACCGGACGGGAAAGATACGTACCTACGCGGCCATGATTACGCCAAAATTGCACACGGTACCGGCGCGAATGGTAATTCTCTTCAAGCACCAAACGGAGCGAATCCACCGGGGAAGACGGGGACGTTAGCCCGGGTGACCAGCCGTTGAAAGAAACGCAATTCTCAGGGCTAATCTTCAATTCCTCGGAGCCGCCGGGAACCTTCACGGAGTAGTAATCAACCGTCGAGAAGTCCGCAAACACCGGGGAAACCCAACCAGCGGGGAACGGGTGAATTTCCGTGCGCCCGTCTTCACCCGGTGCAAAAAACCAATACGCCCGGTTGTACAGCGCCATATCAGCAACCAGGCCATAGATCAGCTCGTACCCGGTCATGTACCGGTTCGGGTTCACCGACAGGCGGGCGTGTGCCAGCGACTCGGTTTCACGCGAGCGCGCCCCGTCTGCCCCGCGCTTGAAAGAATGTAGCGAGAGCTGCGCAATATTGGAAGCGAGAAAGTCGATAGCGGTTCGGAGGTGCGGCTGATGGCGGTACATTGATTCATAGCTTGCGTTTTGCGGCGACACATTATCAGAGCCGCCGCCGCCGTTCACGAAAATATCAACCGGTCGCCCGTCCCAGGCCGCCGCCGTACGCGGGGTACGCGAGCGGAAAGCATCAACGATAATATGACCGATATTACTAATACCAGGCGCTACCACCATTTACCCCCTTCATCTTCTTCTTGCTTATACCACATTTCAGCTTCATTATACGCACTTTCTTTTTTCGCCCCTGCAACCGTGTTCAGCAAACCCCATAGGGCGAAAGCGGCGGCGCACGCCGGGGCAATGTCCACCGGGGATTTTTCGCGATTGAACAAAAATGCGTCGCCGGTCGATTTGGTGCGAATCTCTGAGAGCGCGCCTATTAGGGTTTCCTGCTCAATCCAAGAAACCGACTTCTCCATCACCCGGTCATAGAACAAGCCGTAGGCATTGGGGAGGTCGCCGCCCTCGCACCGAACAACCGGCGTACCAGCCTGTTCAATGAACGGGATTAGAGAAGATGCAGCACACCCGCGCCCCTGCATAATCACGGCGGCGGGCTTGAACGCAAGCCCATTAGCCAAAAATTCCGGTACCCACTCGGTAAAGGCTCGTTGAGTCACGAACTCAACGTGTGGTTTGCCGTCGTCCCGAAAACCAGCGATTGATAGGCTTGTCATCTTGCGGTCACGCGAAACGTCCACAGAAAGATACACCGGGCTATCCGGTGCGATCATAGATTCAGGGTCTAGACACGCTTCCAATTCCTCGGAGCTGAACAGCGAGTCCGCCGTGACGTTCACCCACTGGCACAGGTTTTCAGTCCTAAACTTGTGCTCTGGCAAACCCGCGCCGGGTTCACCGACTAGCGCCGCCTTCGATGCGAGAGTGTCACCCGTAATCGCGTTCGGGTAACCCAGCGACGGGTTAGCCTGGCACCACCCGGCGGTATCCCAAATGTCGCAATCATCCGGCGCGCTCCACTCGAAGAGTCCCAGTGAGGCATCAACCGGCGCGTACTCTTCGCCGCGTTTCTCTGCCGTCGCCCGCGCCTCTATCTCCTCAAGAGCTTTAGACCTAAGCGAGTGCAGCACCTCGCTTTTAGCCTCGCCGGCATTAGACACGGCGATAACCTGGCTAGACCAAATCGCGTTAGTCGTATTGGTCATAGCCGCCCATGCGCTCCAGTCCTTTTGCTGACGAAGCTCATCAAACGCTAGGTCAGTTACCGACAGACCGCGCCCGCCGTCATCTGATGCCGCCTCGCACTTCCAGCGCGCGCCATTATCTAGCTTGAAAAACTTGTTGCCGTTCACATTGGATTTCTGAACCAGGCGCTCGTGAATCTCAGACAGGGACACGGTACGGTGCGCCGCGTCTAGAATCTCTTCCGCTAGAGACAGCTTGTGCGCCGTGCCCAGGATTAGCGGCGCGTCCAGACCGGGGCGTTGCTTCCATAGGAACATACGCCATAGAAGCCGGGCGCTAAGAATGAACGACTTTCCGTTCTGTCGAGACACAAGAAGCACCACGGTTTTATATCGTAGCTTAGGGTAATCGTCACCCGTCGTATAGCCCGGCTCCAGCTCTAGCGAATGGAGTAGAAACCATTTCTGCCACGGGTGCAACTGCAACCCTAAATCATTCTCTGCAAAGCGGATAGCCTCGAAACCGAAAGTAGTTAGCGGGGTAAGCTCACGAAGCGGCCGCGTCCAAAGCCGGGGCACCGCCTTACCCTTCAACTTGGAATAGTCTTTACCCATCCGTGCCTTCAATCTCTGCCATGATACGGGCGACTAGCGCGGGGTCGTCCTTACCTCGCTGCTCGACAAGCTCAGCCAGTCGGTCGGTTTCCTGCGCCTGTGCCTGCATGTCCTTGCGAGAGTACGGGGCGCAACCCAGCGAGTCCAAAGCCTTATTGAGGTTAGGGCCTGCAATATTAAGGGTCTTCAACAGTAAATCAAAGTCGCCGCCGTCGCTACTGTACAAATCGTAGGCTTCATCCAGCGCGGCCGCGTATTTCAGAGCGAGCGCACATTTAGCCGAATCTGCGTTCTTGATGATGCCGTCGTTCACGGCGGCGGTAATCGACTCCTGCACAGTCTTCACCATGCCAATACGCCAAATATTCATTGAAAAGACCTCAAAATGCTATAATCGCGCGCGCGATGCCCGGCAAAATCCAGCGGGGGGAGATGAACACTGCGCCCAGGTTTGAGTGCCGAAGGTGTGTTCTATTTTTTTACCCCCCCCGTATGTGTGTTCTATTGGGGTGTTCTAGTGTTCGGGTTTTATTCTACCGTACCCATTGCCGGGTTGTGGGGTTGGTTTTGGGGGTTTGCCGGTTGTTGCCTTTGGCGCGGTTGCACCCTGCGTGTGTGGCACGAAAGTTTGCGGGGTCTAGCTCTAGCTCCTTGTATTCCGCTACCGGGTAGAGATGGTCTAGTTCAAAGGCTTCTACGTTTACGCTTCCCCATTCGTCGTTGTGTGGGAGTGTGTAATCTATGGGGTGTCCGCATATGTTGCACGGAATGTTATGAGCGGCGGCGTGGGCTTTGAATCTCTGCTGCGCTTTTCGGTACCTTGAATCGCGTTTGTTGGTCATGTCTCCTGCCGTGGGTAGGGATTAGCCCCGGCTCCTACTTTGTTCGGTCGCCGGGGCTATTGGAATATCCTGTGTGGGTTCCGTAGGTTCTACGGATTACTTGAAACAATGCCGTATTCATTCGGTATGAATGTTACGTATCCATTATAGCGTATGGGGTTAGTACATTCCTGCTTCTTCTGCCATTTGGTTTAGCTCGTAGTCTAGGTAGTAGAGTCCGTCTAGAGTTGTTGTGAGGGTCACCGTTACGGTTGTTTCTGCCTCGGGTGGGTGCGGCTTGACCGTGTAAGTCTTTGCTGTGATGTCGATATACCCGGGCATTGCTGGAAAGAGCCGTGTTAGTGTCGCGTGGGTTGCTGCTAGTATGTCGCTCTTTCCTTCTAGATCTGCTATTTCTCGCGCGAATTTTAGGGTCTTTAGTACTTCGTCTTTTGTGATGGGTTCTGTCATTCTGTCTTTCCTCCTTGGGTTGGTTCTATTTTCTCGATGGTCGCCCGCCCGGTTGCGAGAAAATCTATGAGTTGCCCGGCTTGTTCTATGTCCATTGTCAGGGTTCCGGTGCGCTCTTGGTTTCCCTCTGTGCTGCTTGTGTCTAGGGTGCATCCGGTGAGGTGTTTGCAGATTGTGCCTTGCTCAGTGCTTATGCTTATCAGTATGTCTACTTTTCTAGGGCTGTTAGTCATTGAATGGCTTCTTCTTTCGTGCGTCTGCTGCCTCGGTTGCGAGTCGCCCGGCGGTGAGTAGTCCAGCTACGTAGCTCAGGGATTTTAGGTTCATGGTGAGTGTTACGGCGGGTTCACCTAGCGGGTTTTCGCCGTCCATGTCTAGGACTAGTGTGTAGTCTTTTTGAGATTCGTGCTTCTCGGGATTTGTTAGCGCGCCGTATGTGGTTGCGCTTAGTAGCATTGCTTTTATTGCGTCGAGTTTTCGCATGGCTTGCCTTTCGGGTTGTGCGGGGCGGCGGTGTTTGTTGCCGTCGCCCCGCGTGGTGGTTGGGGTGGTTAGTCGGTAATTCGTTCCATGAGGATACCGCCTAGAGACGCTATACGGTCGGGGTTGTAGTAGCGGATAGCGCGGGCGTTAGCCGCCTTGTGCTCTTCGCCTTCTACGTTTTCCGGGTCGGTTCCGTAGAAGTCAAAGTTAGGGTATTCGTCCCATCCGGGCGCGGACGTAATAATCTTGGTGTACCCGCCGCCGCGTCCGCCGCCGGTGTACTGCTCGACGGCGTGGATCCGTGTTACGCGGTATTCCTTTCCCTGTAGCTCAATGTCCAGGTTCGGGAGTTCGGTTTCCGCGTAAAGAAACGCGGCGGCCACGTTTTCTAGCGTCGGTTCCCAGTCGTTATCTTCGAGATAGCGATTAATTTTTGATGCGTCGGTTTCCCATGCGTCGGTATCGGTCTCGACGTTTACGCGGGTGTTGAGGGGGTTGCCGTCGAGTGGTGCAGCGTTTAGGATTCGGGTTAGTGCCCGGGCGTGCCGTGCATCTATGGTGATGGTGATTTCCTCGGCGTGTGATGTGGTTAGGGTCTTGAGGTTTCCCAAAAGCGCGTTGTAGAGGCTGTTGTGTCGGTTGAAAGCCTCGGTTAGCTGTAGCGTGGTGTCGGTCATTAGTCTTCTTCTCCCTTGATGCGTTCCAGGATTACGCCGCCGTTAGTGGCGTACCCGCCTGGTTCAAATACCTTCACGATGCGGTACCCGCCGTATTCCTCACCTACAAATTCCCCCATACGCTTACCCTTTGCACAGAACATCACGTGACCACAGGGCGCGGAGACAGTGAACCGGGTTTCGTAAATCGTGGGGGTGGTGATGTCCTTCTGATGGAACATTCCGGTTAGCGTGGTGATTCGGCTGACCACGTATTCGCTTCCTGCTGCGTCTACCTGCAAATCATTGAGGCTATCGACGTTGTAAACGAATCCGGCGGCGATATTCTCTAGCGTGGCTTCGTAGTCGTTGTCTGCGAGGTATCGGGAGATTTTTTCGCGCGCGTAAATGGAGGCTGTGGTGTCAATGTCTAGACTCACGATTGCATTAAGCGGGTCGCCGTTTACCGGGGCGGCGTTGAGAATCTTGATGAGTGTGCTAAACATTGTGGGACTCATCCAGAGACCATAACTTACGACGGTGTGAACGGTTTTCGTTTCCCCGGTCATGGCGCGTCGTACCCGCGTGCTTTCAGTGTCGGTTTCTAGCTGGATTCCGTACAGTGCGGGGTGTCGGTCGAATGCGCCGTCAATGTCTACAAATTCGCCGGGGTTGATCTCGTACTTGATGGGGGGCTTGTTGGTCATTATCGGGTTCCTTTCTTGTGGTTATTGGGGTGCCCAGCGGTTAGGCGTTCCTTGAGGCGGGTGTGTTCTTCGATTTCCCAGAGGTGAGCACATAGGGCGCGGGCGGGCTGTTCGTAAATATCGCCTGCGTCTACTGCTTCTTCTAGGGTGGTTCGGAGTGCGTCAAGCTGCACGTAGAGTTTGTCGCGTGAATATTCGGTCATGGTTGGTTCTCCTACTTCTTGTTCATACCCCAGATCATCCAGATAAACCAGGCAACCAAGAGAATACCTAGCAAGTCCATTTTTAGCGTTCCTTCCTGTTCGGGATTAGTGAGTTTAGGGCGGGTACCCGCCCGGCAACCGCGCCCGTGTAGACGGGTTGCCGGTAAGCGGGTTTCTGTGGTGCCCTGGCACGGTAGCGGCGGCGGCTGTAGCACGCCCTGCATGATGCCGTGTACTCGGAGGCGGGGCACCCGCAGCGAGCGCAAACGGCGCTAGTCATTGGTGCTACCGTTTAGCTGTTCGTTGAGCTGTTCCGTGGGGAGTACCACAGGGTGCATAGTGCCTTGTTTCTGTCGTTCGCCCTCGGGGAGAGCTTCGAGAGCTGCCAGGTACGCGGCTTCTACGATGGTAGGGGTAGCGGTGTCAAGCTTGAAATTGTGGGTCTTAGCGGGGTATTCGCGTGAGGTGGTTTCTACGTATCCATCTTCGCCGTATTCGTCTTCCTTAGTGGTCACAACCCAGTATGCGGAGAGGTCGGGGTTCGGCATTTCCTCGTCTTCATACATGAATTTGAGGGGTTCGCCGCCTGCTAGGGGCGGTTCGGGTTCGGGGTCTAGTACGCCTTCAAGGTAAACATATGCGTCATACTGCCCGTGGTACTTCCTGATGCCTCGGTATTCGACAAGGCATGTTACGTTGCCGATGTTACCGGCGGGGATAATCTGCCCGGTGAACGGGGATTTGATGGCCCACACAGCGCGGTATTTGCGGATCTCGAATAGCTTGTGTCGCGTCTTCTTGCTCATGGTGTTGTTCCTTTCGTTAGGGTTTCCAGTCGTTCCGCGTCATGCATTCGAAACATTCGGGGGTGTAGTTGTTGGTCGGTTTCCCGCACCGTTCGCAAATGGTGCCTAGCATGATTCGTGCTCACGTTCACGGTAGAAGATTGCGAGCTTCACGCTAGAAAACGTGTAATAGATCGTTGCGTTTTCGTCGTAGAACCTCTGGATATGGCGCGTTGATTCGTTCGCGCGGGTGATGAGCCATGCGCCGCCGGGTTCCTCGTAAAATTCGTTGATTCCCAGGGCGGGCGCGCCGTCGAGTAGAAGCGACTTAGCCCAGGCATTCGCGTATTCGTAGATGTCGAACCAGCCTTCACCGTTGCCGGGTAACGCCTTTTTGAGTGCTGCGCGTTCGCCTGCGTCCAGGTGCAGGTTATCGATGTTGTAGCGGTGCTCTACCGCCTTCGAGTATTCCATGATTCGGTTGTTCCTTTCAGTGGTTGTTATTGTTCGCCTGCCCAGCCGTACAGGTTCATGCCTGCGATGCTCAGGTGTGCGATGTCGCCGGTCTTTTGGGCGGTTAGGATAGCTTTCAATGCGCTGTATTGGTGCCTTGATTTAAATTCCCCGGCGGTATTGATGCGGTCTACCAGCATCCCCAAATATTCCAGCTTTTCAGCTTGGCTAGGTATGGGTTTTTTGATGCGTGCTGCCGGGTAGAGTTCACGGGTGAGGTCTACGGCTTTTAGCGCGTTCTGAATTGTGGCGTTCCGGTCGTATTTCCAGCTTGCCCCGGCTTTCCAGGTGAGCATGAAAGCGGCGCGTAGAAGCTTGTCCGGCATGGCGCTGTAGATGATTTCACGGCGCGGGTAATCGTGTTTATTGGTGTATTCGCTATAGGTGCTGAGTATGGGCACCTCTGCGAACACCTCGCGTTCGTAGCGTTTCATGGTGTGTTTCCTCTCTCTCGGTTTGGGCTGCTCGTAGGATTCGCGCGGCGATGATGCGTGCTACGGCGTGTTCTTCTGGACTGCTCCAAGCGACTATCGCGGCGACGATACACAGCGAGATAATGCATACGCCTAAAACTGCTCTTAGGTCATAATCTATGTCTTTGTCTTTGGTGTGCTCGTGTATAAGCAAAACGGTTAGACCGATAATTGCCGTGACTATTCCCATAATCGCGCCGGGTAGTACGAAGGATACCCAGAGCGGGGCGGCGGCGAAAATGCGGGCGGGTTGAATGAGTTCAGTAGATTCTCAAGCATTGCGGTGTCCCTCGGTTAGGGTTTGTAGGTTGCAATTGCACACGCCTTCTCATAGGCGGCTCGTGCTGCATTCACGTGCTTCTGTGCCTCGCGCTCTAGCTCTACTACGCGGTGGGTACGGTCAAGCTCTGAGAGTGCGGTGATGACGGCGGCGGCTTGGTTGGAGTACATGCCGCCGATTTTGGCAAATTCTTCAAGGCGGGCGATGACTTCCAGTGTGAACGCGGTGTGGTTGCTGGACATGAGGTTAGCCGCGCGGTCTAGCATGCTGTCACAGGTGGTTTGAATCCTAACGATTGGTTCAGTCCAAGAGCCTTTATCTATCTCATTATATCGCGCGTGAACGCCTACAGATTCTAGCTTTTCCTCGCGTTTATTGAACCATTCTTGAGATTCATAAAGCATTCGTGCTTCACCTTGAAAGCGGTTGCGTCCCATTTTGGGTTTTCCTTTCGGGTTTGGGGTAAGGTTTCCGACTTCCTGTCTTTGTTCTTCCTTACGTTTATAGCATAAACCTATTAGAAGACCAGATGCAAGCCAAAAACCAAGAAATTTTAGAAAAATTTTCGGCTAAATATCCTCGCTATCCACCACCTCATAGCTCCAGACCTCACGCGCGGATTCGCCGCTACCCGTCTTCTTAATCGCCTGGCTTGCCTTGTAGTTCAGGTCGTGCAGACCAATAATAGAGCGGAGCGCTGCGCCTAGCTTTTCGCGCCGGTCGCCCGGTACGTCGTAATCAAACTCGATGTTAAAAGTCATGGTGTAGCGGTAGCTCGTGAGCTTGATGACCTGTCGAGTCATACGCATAATTACGCTGCCTTTCCGGTAGTGTTCAGTAGGTCAATGGTATTAGCCAGCTGACTAAAATCATTCTGGATACTCAATGCCCGCGCGCGAACCTGATACGGCACATCAAGGCTTGAGATGACGCGGTTCAGCTGCTCGATGCCGCCGGTAGCGTCGAAGTCGATACTAACCGGGGCAACCGGCTGGGGGGGCGCGGGTTCGTCCACGGGGATAGAGAGAAGCCCCGCGCGCTTAGCCTCTACCGGATTCATCACGGCATCAAACCCCATGACCGCATCTAGCGGCGAGGTGGAAATAGAGTAGAACCATGCGCAAATGTCCCGGTATTCCTCGCCTTGATGCCTCAAGAACCACGCCATATCAAACGCGCGGGTAAACACCATCTTTCGCGCCTGCATGGTTCCGTTGATTTCCACTGGAATGGTGGTGTACGGCGTATCCAGCTTGCAATTACGCACGTAATCGCGGTATTTTTCTTCACTCACACCGGCGATTTTGCACGCGGCGACAAGCGAGATGTAGCACCTATATTCACCGCCCACGGGTGCGCTATACAGCACGGCGTTAGTTTTGCGCCCGTCTGCAAACTCGACGGTGATACGGTGCATGTTATGCCCGGTGCCCCGGCGGGTCTTGGAGTTGATAATCTTCATGGTTTAGTGTTCCTCTCGGTTGGTTCGCACGGGGCGCGGGTTGGTCTCGAATAATGCCACGATTCCTACGCCTAGCCAGTACATGCCTAGCGTGATAAGTGAGCTAATGATGTTCACACTGCCGCTGGTGATGAGCGCGGCGAGAAAAAAGCCGGTGGGTACGGTTGCGAGCGCAGCGGCGACGATGGTTAGGGGTCGCCCGGTGATGGGGTGTTTCATGTGTCGATTCCTCCGATGGGGGGGTAGTTCGGGTTTTGGTTGAGACGGCGGCGGCGCGCCTGCAAGAATTTACGCACGCCTTCTAGGTTGTTTAGGTCGTTCGGTTTCATGCGCTCGTTACGGCGTTCTAGCCATTTTTCGCGGCGCTTGATGCGTTCGCGGCACCGGTAGCATTTGGGGTCTGGCTGATCCATGAGCGAACCGCAAATGTAGCAATGGGTCGCGGCCCATTCCTTGTTTTTGCGTTTGCGCTCTAGCTCTGCGCCCTTCTCCTCCTTTTTGCGGCGGGTTCGGGCGCGTTTGAGTTCGCGCTGTTTGCACCGGCGGCAATTGACTAGATCGGGTTTTTCCCAGGGGTTACCGCACTGTGCGCATGTCTCTGACTTGTAAAACTGATTTGCCATGATTTGCTAGGGGTGCCCCGCCCGGTGAGGGGCGGGGCGTAGGTTGGTTGGTTGTTAGGCCGCGTTGTGAATCTTGAGAAGTTCACGGGTTCGCGGGTATGCCTTGAGGTCTTCCATCTCGACGGCTATACCGCGTTCGTAAATATCGGCGGTTACTGCGTCGATTACTCGGAACGGGTAGCTACCTGCTGCTACCTCGGTAACGTATTCCCGGATTTCGTAGTACTCCAACATTGGGGTTTCCTTCCGGTTTGGGTTTCTGTAAGACTTCCTTTGCCTTACATTTATATTGTAAACCTTATGTGGGGTTGAAAGCAAGCCAGGAACAAAGATTTTTCAAAAAATTTTTCACGCCACGGGTACACCAAACCCCCGGCGATTATTCACCGGGGGTTAGCGGGTTAAGGTCTAGAACGGGGTCGCCCCGTTATCGTACCCACCCCAACCGCTCGAAGCATTGGCGGCGGCTTGGTAACCGGCGGGCGGCGCGGCGGCGGGCTGTGCGTATCCGCCCTGCATAGGCTGCGCCTGTGCGTATCCCTGCTGCTGAACCGGGGCGGCGGTGTTCGCCGGGTACTGTGCAACCGGGTTAGTCTGAACCTGAGCGGGCGCCCCGGTACCATTCGGAGCTGATACCACGTCAATACTGTGCGCGGTCACGTCCAGGCTGTAACCCTTGGTTCCGTCTTCCTTGTCCCAGGTGCGCAATTCCTCGGAGCCGGTCACCACCACGCGGGCGCCCTTGACCAGACGCGCCGCCATGTAATCCACGCCCTTAAAAGTGCTTACGCTCCGCCATGTGGTGTTTACGGTTTCCCATTCCCCGGCGGCGTTCTGCTTGGATCGTGAATTCGCAACGGTGAAAGTCAGGTACGGGGTGCCGTTCTGCGTTTCGCGGCGCTCTGCGTCTGCGCCAATATGTCCTAGTACGGTTACGGTCGAAGACATGTTCTAACCCTTCTTTGCCTCGATCTTCTCGTCATCAAACACAATTACTAGCCGCGCGCTCGCGCTATGGCCAATGGTCGCAAAGCTGACATGTTCGATGCGGTTACAGTCAGTAATGATATGCGAGATGTAGCGGGGGTTGTATTCGTCGCCTAGAGTATCCTTAAAAAACTTGTCACGCCCAATATTCAGCACGCCGCGCGAATCGGCTAGAGATGCTGCGCGGAGGGCGAGGCGCTTTACGAAGCCGCGCCAGCGGATATGTGAGTAATCATACTCGTTAACGTAGTGTGTACGGGTTGCATTTAGGGTCATCTTATGCCCCTTCCTTCTTAGTCTGTTCCAGTTCCATTAGCTTAATCTTGAGTTCCATAGCCCTGTTTTCCTCTGCCAGGCGCGCGGTCTTTTCGCGCTCCACATCCAGCGCGAGCGCCGCGCGGGTCTTCATGGCCTCTAGGCGTTCCGGGCGGCACTCCTCTACGCTGGAATCTACGAAATTAGCCAGCTCGTGGATTGCCGTTTTACGCCACATTGCTACCTCGTGTTGTACCCAGGGGCTAGACGGTGAGTTAGATCCGCGTGATGCCTTTTTTGCGGCGGCGATTCGGTCGGCCGCTACAACCGCGTATTGGCTAGTCTTTCCTGACTTGAGTACAGCCCACGCTACGGCATACTTGATTTTGCCCCGCTGTCCCTCGGGAGCGGGGGCGATAAGGCGGGGGGCGCCGTCTCGCCATTCGTACCGGTCATTCTCAAAGATCTCTTCATGGTTGACGGTCTCGACGTTGCCCGCGCGGTAAATCAGTTCAAGCTCACCGCGCCAACCCATAATCACGTTCGCCTGCATCCCCTGTTTAGATGCAAAGGGGAGCACGTAAACCATGTCACGGTTAAGGGGCAAACCTAGGGCGGCGACACGGGTTAGCGTGCCTGCGAATGCGGGAAAATTATTTTTGGCGTACTGCACAAGCTGCGGGGTCTTGGAGACTTCAAGAATTGCGCCCCTGATCCAGGCCTCGGAGTCTTCACGCATGAATAGCGGTAGCGCGCCGGTGATAGCGTTCTTGATGGGGTCTACAAAATCATTTTTGACTTGTAGCGCGGTTCCGGTGAATTGCTGAATTTCAGTGCTCACGGTGTAGGTTCCTTTCGGTGGTGGTAAATGCCGGGCGGCGGCGGGTATTCGGAAGAGTCCGCCGCCCGGCGGGTCTATCGGTGTTTATGTGCGGTGCTTAGCGGCTAGAAACCGGAATGTCGTCAAGGTCGATACCGATACCGTCGAGTGCTGCACGCCATGCGTCGAAGAACTTTTCTTCCTGTTCCTCGTTGCCGGGTTCGCCGCCTGCTTCGATGTCGGTAATCTGTGCCTCGGTCAGCTCGTAGGTCTTAATGAACATTGCAAGGTCTTCATACTCTGCACAGGTGATGCCGTAGTATTCCTCTGCGTTGCGGAAGTCCATAAAACCATCTGCGCCGTTAAAGGTGATCGCGCCGGTGAGCTTCACGGTGTGCGGTTCGTCGCCGTTATCTGCGTCGAAGTCGATACCGGGGGTGTAACCCTTAGCGGCCAGCTGCGCGGTGAAGTCCTTAGCGGTGAGTTCCATGATTCGTTTTCCTTTCGGTTTGGGTTGTAGGTTTTGAGGGGTTCCTCTCTGTTTCCCTTACATTTATAGCATAAACCTATCTGTGAGAGAAAAACAAGCCAGGGCTAAAGAAAATCTAGTGAAACGGGTCACTTATCAATCTTCCAGCTTAGCGAACACCCGGCTAGACCAATAGATAAACAACCCGAAATACAGGGGAACGCATACAGCCATAACCGATACTATCGGCCCACCATCATTCACGCCGTGAGCTTTGAAACACGCATACGTGGTGTAGCTCCATGCGATAAGCCAGAACGGGAAACCTAAGCACAAGGCTAGATGTCGCCCCGCCCTATCCTCAGCCGGTGCCTTCACAATTCGCCGCGCCAAAAGATGCGCTACCGCGCCGGTAAGAGCACACGCGGCGGTAACCATAATTAGCGGGTGTACAGCTGCTACCAACCAGGCGAAAAACCCGGTGTATGAAATTTGGTTGATCCAGTCAATCATCACACACCCCTAGACCATAGTCACCCACGGGCGGCTAAAGCCCTTGGTGGTCTTGCGCTGTTGACGGCGGGCTACGGTTCGGTTCGCGTAATCTACGCCCGCGCTCGCGTTCCCCATAACGGCGGTTAGCTCATTCTTGACGATATCCTCAGCACGCGCGGCCAATCGCTTTAGGCGCTTTGCTCGGCGGGTACGGTAGACCAGATCATCACTCAACATCACAGCTTCACCGTTGCACTCAGGGAAATAATACCTAAGCACCTCATAGGTGGAGAAAGCGCCGGGTTCCTCGCGAAAGTCAGGGGTTCGCCCGGTGCGTACCGCGTCCATAAAATCGGTCGCCGCCGCCGTAAGCTCTGCCACCGTGTAGCGGTTCCAGTCCACACGGTAGGTAGCGAACCTCAGCCCGGCATGCAGCACAGCAAAAATAACGGTCTTTACGCCGGTACATTTCATCTGCCAAAGCGCCTGTAGTCGGTAGTGCTCGGGGATTTCGTCGGTACCCTCTTCACCCCATTCGGAGGCGACGCGCGCGGTCTTGATTTCCAGTAGCGCGGTGACCTCACCCGTCGCTTTATCGACTAGGATACGGTCGGGAGTGGCGGCAAAGTCTTCACTATCGCGCGATACCCACCATACGGGAGTGTTGCGCTTCTTGCACTCACGGACTTCTACGCCGGGGTTGTGCAGCTGATACCAGTCAGCTACGGCGGGTTCCAGTAGGTTACCGGCTTCCAATACCGCCGGGTTAATCGGGTCTGCCTCGTAGCGGCCGGTCATCTCAGCATGTAACGCAAACTTGGAAGTCCACGGGGATTTACAGACGATAGATGCCACCTTGGAGGCGGTAATCTTGCGCTTCCATTCGTCGGAGCCGGGGGCGGGCGCGGGTACGGCGCGGCGCATGAGAGTGTTAATTTTCACGGCGGGTATCCTTCTTTTCGAGCTTGAACATGTCGATTTCAAAGCCACAGCAAACGACGATTACAGACAAGAGCACGTTTGAGATGTGCGCCGCTTCTAGCTTGTCTGCCATGATAGCTGTGAAAAAACGGTGAGCTGTAGAGCCGCTATGAGTGTGTACCCGGTGGTGCGTGGGTAGCGGGTGATGAGGTTCTTCATCATGTCCTTCTTTCGGTGGTGTGTGCCCCGCCCGGTGAGGGGCGGGGCGTAGGTTGCCGTTTACCGGCGGGGTTAGAAGTTCTTCAAGACTTCACGTTCAAGGTCACGGAGGATAGCGGCGTTAGCCTTGTGGCTATCCGGTGCTCGGTCTTCGATGGCACGGATCACGTTAGCAAGGTCTAGGTAGTTAATTGCATCCTCGGTCTTCCATGCGGTGACTAGCGCGCCCTTGCTAGGGGTGGGCGTGGTGCTCCAAAGCTGAGCCGCGCCGCTGTGTGCTCGTAGTGCCTGTCGGAGTTCCTGAATCCACTTGCCCGGGCGCTTAGGATTTGCAAGCTTCATAGCGCTCTTGTGGTCAATCATGACGTAATGGGTGCCTGCGATGTAATCGGGGCGTACCAGAAGCTTTACGTTGGTCGTGTCGCCGCCAAGGTCTGCGGTGAGGTAGCGG